TAATACATCTTTCCCGCATCAATCCTCCTAGTAACGACACCATTTGCGAAAAAGAGATGGAGGGCAGCCAGTGCCTCATGTCTTTCCGTTCCTGGAGTTTGTGACAAAAAGTAATCAAGAACTTCACTCTCGGACACGTAGTCGCCAACGTCTTCAAGGTACGACAGCATATACAACTTATCCATGAATACGAAATATTTCAGCAAATATCAATATAAGCAATAAGCAAGATATACAAGATAATGCAACTATATTTATACCAAATATGACTGTAAAACAATATCTAACTTGTTTATCATTCATACTTTTAAATTTAAAATAGAACTTGGGGAACAAGTTCTAAATTGACCGAACTAACGTGGAAAATCCAAGAAATTTCGGCAAAACCTTTTCGAACCAACACGTCCAATCACATGTCTTCACAACGATGGCGGGTGCTCGTGGCAATGAAGCATACCTCGGTGCTAACCGGATATGATTCTTGCAATCAGGAACATCCAAACCAACACAATGCTTCGCAATAGCAAACCAGTCACCAGAAAAAGTACAATTCTGGATTGACTGGTATGCAAGAGGAGTAACATCGCAAAGACAAGATTGGAGAATGAAAGATTCAGAAAAGATACTATGAGAAGAATTTACTTTCAAAGTGTGACGAATAGATTTACACTTAGTATACTGTTCCACAAATTGGGTGAGAGTAGGATCCGGGTCAGAAACCAAAGCGAATTCCTTGTCAACGGACGTATTCCCAAAGAAACACGTGCGCGGAGAAGCAACGCAATTTGCGACACCACCAACTGCTGACACAAACGAGGAAATGTAGACATAAATGTAATAAATGATCAAACCAAGAAAGATAAAAAGCAGTGCATACAGACAAAAACGAATAAAAGCACACAAACGAGCAAATCTAACACAACAAGTTACTTTCTTCTTCTCATATTCATCCAAAAGCAAATGAATATCTGTCGATTCCATATTGATTCAGAATGAATTTAAATTATTACTTTTGCTGTCGAGAAGACAGCAATGAAGCGATCGCTCTCTCCAATGTTACAAGACGATCTGACAAGTCACTAGTCAACGCCAAAGCGGTGAAAGTACTTGGGAAAGTCGCATTGTAAGTATTGGAGATATCATCTGCAATCTGAAGATTCACAGTCACTGGGACAGCTGATGCAATTGCGAAGGAAAAGTCGGGCCACAAATAAATTGTGAGAAACGCGACTGAACCATACGCCGAACCAGATGTCACATTAGACTGAACAAATGCACAGACTCTAGACGAAACTGACGTACCAACGGGAGTACCCACTATTGTGCGCATTGTAGCAGCATTGTAGAGGGTCTCGTTGGCAACCAGAGATGTTGCAGCGATACACTGACCATTTGAAAGATTAGCATTAGCTAAGCCAGCAAATGTTGACAATGACGTGGCAAGGGTATTGTTACCGTCAGACAGGAACGTCTTTGTTCCAGTGTTTGTCGGGTTTGAAACTGTAGAACCAGTAAACGTCTGCAGCACAAAAGAATTACCAGGGGAAATCATATTGGCACCAGCTATAGGTGGAAGCTGAACATACTCATGGAATTCCAAAGAATCACCAGCAACGAATATACTAAAATATATATCCGAAGCGGTGTCATTTGAAACAACAAGATTCTGAAACAGCAACACATACAGCATACCAGTAGGTTGCCCCATAGTATGAAACATGCGATCTGAGACGAATGGAACCGTAAGGGTCCACTCAGTCTCATTCGCAGGATTCATCAAAACTTTGTGACTGTAGAAGAATGCATTATCAGGACTTGGAGCTGGGTCAGTTGCTGACGCATAGGGTACGAACACCGCAAGGACTTTCGTCTGTTGCAGTATCGTCTTGGTGAAAACAAAACGGAATTTTATGTCGCCCCTCCAAAATCTATACAATTTCGATACCCAAGAAACACGGGATGGAGAAGTCCCCGTATAAAATTGGGAAGGATCTATTGGTGTTGAATACAACAATGTTCCACGAGTCGCAGATGGCGCAACGGACACATATGTAATGGTGGTCTCATGTTTGAGAACATCACTCATAGCCTGTGTAACCGTTGGCTGAATGCGACCAGTGGTCATTGGCGTACTCAACTTAACAGTATCCATTCCACCAGTAGTCATATTAAGATCGACACGCGAATCATCTAATGCGCGCGAAACACCACTACCAATGTCACTGCCTTCCGCCATAATTAAAGTTATAGAGGATCTGAGTTGTAGACTAAATAAATAATCTAAAATCTTCAAGCAAGATAGTTTACACTGTCTTATTTAAAGTCAAATGGGTTCTCACATCCATGAGGACCCCCCCGTACAAGTTTTCGCCTGGAAAGGCCTGACTCATACGGGGATCCACACTTTGGGGTAAACCAATACCCCAAGTTGTGTCATTAGAAGCCTCGAACAGAACACTGTCCGTGGTTTCTAAAAGCAACTGCGACCACTTGGGAGTTTTTGCTAATGAAAGCAAAATCTCCTTCATGATTTCTCGACGCATCCGCCTCCAATTGGAATTGCTCACAATCTTCTTTCTCTCAACATACGCATTTTGTGGTTTGAGTCGTTGAAAACGACTCGGATCCTCCATCCCATGGAACATGCACTTGGCAAAGCCAAATGCTGCCACCACGGATGGAAAATCAAACTCACGGAATTTAACCGTCTGTTGACAACGAGAAGACAACGGAGCAAAATGGCCTTTACTAGACACAAAGACACGATCAACGCGTCTTGTGCTTTCATGGCCACCAACAAAGGGAGCGGATGCCTGCTGAAAAATCGCAGTTGTGTCAAGCGTATTCAGGAAGTGCTTGCCGTATTCAGTTGACCTGATACGAGCAACGTACCACTCAAAATATGCTCGACCCCAGAAAGCAGCACTATAGATAGATGTCCTAATGTTGCTCTGGAAATCATTATCATCTGCACCTTTGAAAAACCACATAGGTATTTCTTCAATCAGCTCCTTAGGCAGTGGTGCTGCATAAAGAGCTTTTGAACCCCCAAAGGGGTTAGGCACAAAATGACGACGAAGGAATGTCAATTGGTCCAAAGGGTAAAACTTTTGACAACTAGTTTTGTCCGGCGCTGTAGCTTTAATACCACAGAC